TAGAAGCCAAACTTGGCTCTAGAAACGTTTACTTTCAATCCCCACCAAACCTCCAAATGGAATACCCGTGTATACGTTATGAGCTAACTGACATCCAAGTCAAACATGCTGGTAACAAACCATACACAATTCGGAAGCGATATTTAGTAACACACATAGACACGAACCCAGATAGCGGAACTCCCGATTTAATTGGAGAAATGCAACTTTGTGTGTTTGACAGATATTACACCGAGAACAACTTGAACCATTATGTATACAAACTATTCTTCTAGAAGGAGAACGATATGACAATCCCCCTTACTTGGGACCCTGTTGGCGAGCGTTATTACGAGACCGGAATTGATCAGGGCGTTTTGTACGTTCCTGATGCCAACGGTGCGTACAACACTGGTTTTTCCTGGAACGGACTGACTAGCATCACTGAATCCCCAACGGGTGCAGAAGCCACTAAGCAGTACGCCGACAACAAGATTTATCTCACTCTGACTGCGGTCGAAGAGTTTGGTATTTCCCTTGAGGCGTTCACTTACCCAGACGAGTTTGACGAGTTTGACGGTATTTACACGCCAAACCCAGGCGTTTCTGTTGGTCAGCAATCGCGAAAGAGCTTTGGCCTTTCGTACCGAACCCGAGTTGGTAATGACCTTCTGAATGACGAGTTGGGCTACAAGATCCATATGATCTATGGCTGTCGTGCAACCCCGTCGGAGAAGGCATACAACACGGTAAATGAGTCCCCTGAGGCAATGCCGCTCAGTTGGGAAATCATGACCACACCTGCTGCTGTAGCAGGACAGAAGGCCACGTCAATCATTACCGTAGATTCAACAAAGGTTGATTCGACTAACCTGGCTGCGTTGGAGGCAATCCTTTATGGAGCTGCCGCCGTTGCGCCTGCGCTCCCAACACCGGACGAAGTTCTGACAATCCTTACTCCGTAATGTTTCTTTTCGGGAGCTTAGTGCGTACTAACTGCGCTAAGCTCCCGATCTGGTTCTTAACCGTAAGGAACACATGGACTTCGTAAACAACTTAGTAAACAAAGTTAAAAAGATAATCACAAGCAAACTGTGGCTTGGGTTTATTTGGGTAAGCCTTGGTTTAGCCACGGCATATTCAAGCCCCACGGCGGATTTGTTTAATGTTTTAGGGCCAATTGTAGTTGGTGCAGCAGCTGTTGTACAAACTAAATTTGGAAACAAAGTATATTACATCCTTGGGTTTGCAGCAGTCTTAGACCGAGTGATTGGCTATTTGGCTGCTGGAATTTGGAACCCGCTATTTGTGTGGTTACTTGTTTTAACTTACGCGCACACAGCAAACCCGCCATTGGCTCAACCTTCTAAAAAAGATTGAACTAACAAAAATGAACTACATTCTCTTGTCTGGTTATTTACCACCAGTTTACACACTACAAAGTGTTGATCCAAGTAGCTTAGGATCTTTGGAGCGAGTTGTCTCCTATGTTGGGTTACTTGCTATTGGTTGGTTTTTCTGGAAAAGAGACTCCGATCGAAGCGATACCTCAGATGCTAATCTTAGACTTGAGGTTGACGCTCTCAAAAAAGAAGTTAAAAAACTACACGCCGAAAACAAAGAACTACACGAAGAGATTAGAACCATTCTAAAAAATCTTCCACCAAAAAGTTAGGACTCATACGTGGCTCAACAATTTACTTTACACATTACATCCGGGCTTCCGTATGGGAGGACTATCGAAGTTGTTCTTCCTAATGGAAGAGATTGGTGGACTGCTGGCGACGAGTTTGAAATCCTATCGCAAATCCGGCAAGGTCCAGACGACGTGTCTACGCTCGTGTTAGACTTAGCGCAATTCATGACAATGACTTTCGCAAGCCCAGACACCATTACAATAGACTTTCAGATGACAGGCGCAGACACAAGACTGGTAACTAGGTCTGGATATTACGACTTTGTGTTGTCCGACAAACTTTCTATTGACGACCGAGCATACATAATTCTTAACGGACCTGTGTCAAGAACCACCACAATAACTGCTGGAACAGAGGTAGTATAATGTCCGAAATTATTCAAGTTACAGTGTCCGATGCGACTGTTGAAGAATTCCAAGTAACAATCAATAACGAAAGAGGCCCAGCAGGGCCTGCGGGACCTACTGGCCCTGCTGCTGCCGTCGCCGATCTTTCCCTTGATGACTCCAACCTTAGAGTTGTTGATGTTACAAATCTCCAGACATTTGCTGATGGTGTAGACCTTGCGTTGTTTAAGGCACGTAGTACAGGAGTAAACACAACGTATTTGGCTACTGTAAATGTAGGCGGAACCACGTTTGACCACAGTGCCGTCCTTGGCGAAATAAAATACGGAGTCCTTTACTACGACGTAAACTACATTGGCGCCACAGGCATAACGGTTTCTGATTTGTCGTCGTCCTCGACCTATGTGTATGTAGACAATGCAGGCAACCTGCAACAACAGACTACAATCCCAACAGTATCTGACTGGTATGAAAAAGTATTCACTATGCGAATTGCAGTGGATGTTAGCACAAACCTAATTGTGTCCTTTGAGTACCTAAACAATCCCGTTGGTAACAGTGTCAACAGCCTACGAACACTTTACGACTTTTTGCTTGCCCAGGGGATCTCGTTTAAGAAAGATCTAATAATTACAGGTCGAGCCGGAGATTTGGGATTTGATGTTTCTGCAGGGAGCATTCTTGAGTTTGGTGGCACTGGAGAAATTGACAATCCACACATCAAGGCGTTTAGCTCTGTGGATAACGTTCCTTACTATCTTCTGTCAAAGACAGCGATTGTGTCCGGAAACAACACAGACCTGGTTAAGTTCTGGGACAACGCAGACGTTATTACTGCACTTGGATCTACAACCGTTGTGGGTCACCGAGTTTACCGATACTCAAGCGGCAACTTTGCAATCCAATACGGCCAAGCAAACTATGCAAACATAGTTCTGGCAAAAGCTGGCGTTCAGTTGGAAAACTACGAGTTGAACCCTATCCTAGCTGATGCAACGTTCTTTGGTTGGTGGCTTATTGAATCTACTGCTACAAACACAGGTGGAACAACTCTAACCGAATTTGTCGAATACACAATTGGTACTCAGGGTGGTAGTTCGTCTAGTCTTTCCGGCGCTCTCCTTAGAGGAAACAACTTTGAAGACGTACTTGACGCGGCAACTGCTCTTGCCAACATTGGTGGGGCACCGTTGGTTGACCCAACGTTCACAGGTGACGTAGAAGTCCCGGCTGCGACGGCTGCGACTCATGCTGCACAAGTCAGTGCAATCACCTCCGGCACCGGGCAACTCCAAATCGGTGGCATCGAAATGGGCGACACCGGCTGGCGGGATATATCAGGAACTTTGGCAGTCAATTTTAGCGGCAACGTTTACCAACGTCGAGTCGGTAACACAGTAGAAATCGTTTGTAACGCTTTGATATCTAACGCTTCGGTAAGCGCAGGCGACAACATCATTTCCGCCATAACGGCCGGATTCGCCAGCGGAGTTGACACGTTCATCTTCCGACCCGTGTTGCATACAGGTGCAAGCCCGGCAATCATGGAACGTTCATACATCACAAACACAATTTGGCGAACTTCGTGGAATGGTGCCAAAGTTTTGTACGGCCATTTCACCTACTCGACAGTGAGCGCATGGCCGACCTTGTTGCCTGGCACAGCCGTATAATTGCCACCAAGTTCACGTCATGACAAAACCGACCGGGCGTAGTAGCTACACCAAGTTAATCTAACAGTAGAAAGGAACAGTGTGCTTGAACTAACTATAGACTTCGACGACCTTTACAACAGTGAAACCAATGAGTTTGTCGAACGAGACTCTGTTACTTTACAACTTGAACACTCTCTTCTAACTCTTTCAAAATGGGAGTCGAAATTCGAGAAGCCGTTCTTGACCGAAGATGATAAAACCCCAGACGAAATGCTTAATTACATTATGTTCATGGTTGACAACACCGTTTTGTCACTTACCGAAGAAAAACTTGTTGAAATTGTTTGGGGTCTAAAAGAAACACACATAGACCAGATCAACGGCTACATAAACTCCAAACAAACAGCAACAACGTTTTACGAGGCGTCAAAAAGTAGAAAACAAAGCGAAAGCTTAACTTCAGAAGTCCTCTATTACTGGATGGTGACTTTTCAGATACCATTCCAGTGTGAATCTTGGCATCTTAACAGACTGTTGACTTTAGTTCGAGTTTGTAACGTAAAG